CTCTACTAAGTTTAATTTAAATAAGTAGTAAGTATGAATGAAAACAAAGAGTTCATTGATAGTCAGATTGACTTAGAAATGGAAAAAGAAGTGACGCCGATAAGTCGTCATGAAGTTGAAGAAAGCCCGTTTACAGTTGTCGGAAATGATGAAGGTGGATGGGTTGGTACTATGGGTAAGTATCGAATTACTGAACAGTATGATTCGAAAGAGGATTGTATGATAGAAGTAGGTAAGATTACTTGGAATAGAATAGTGCAAGTGTTAATATTAATTAATCAGATTAAAGAAGTAGAAGATGAGCAATAGTGTAAAGTTAGGTGGAGAACGCCTAGGAAGTGGAAAAAAGAATAAGTATATAACTAAGACGTTTAATAGAAGTACGCATAATTTAAGTTATATATGGAGAAGTAGTATGAGTGCAGGAACATTTCCGTTTATGACAGAAGTTGGGTTACCGGGAGATACGTTTGATATAGATTTGAATGTAGATGTAAAGACGTTGCCGACGATTGGACCATTATTTGGAAGTTATAAAGTGCAATTAGATGTGTTTGAAGTGCCGGTAAGATTGTATAATGGAGATTTGCATATGAATATGTTGAATTTGGGGCGTGATATAAGTAAAGTGAAGTTACCTCAGATAGAGTTAACACATCAGTATAAGCCTACAGATGTATATAATGATAATAGCCAGATAAACCCAAGTTGTATATTTAGTTATTTAGGAATTAGAGGTTTAGGAAGAACATTAGATGGAAGTACAGGAGAGATTAAGCGACAGTTTAATGCAGTGCCGTATTTAGGATATTGGGATATATTTAAGAATTATTATGCTAATAAGCAGGAAGATAATGCGTATGTAATTCATACGACGAATAAAGCTACGACAATAACAGTTACTAAGGCTGATAGATTGATGAATAATTTAGCAACAGATACTCCTAGAACGATACTAGGAAATTTAGTGACAGAGTTTAAAATATTGTATGATAATGAAGATAGGATTGGTGATATAGACCCACATTTAGCAAAGATTAATTATAAGAGTGGAAATGATGTAGCTGCAGATGTATTGTTGATTAATTTGTTTGAAGATTTTACATATTATACAGATGATAATAATATGAGAGTGTTAAGTTATTTTAATTTTAAAGGTTTAGACGCGGCAGATTTAGGAGAACAGACAGTATGGGATGGAACTACAAGTTTAAATTATAGTAATACAATAACAAAAAGTCAAGATGTTACAGAGTTAGTAAGTTTTCCGTTAGAGAATATAGACCAGAATAAGTTGAATATTTTAGGAAGTGCAGGAAGTGCAGGAGCAGTTGTGTATAATGGAGCAAGTTTAAGACCATATGGTTTACCATTAAGAAATGAGAATGGACAGAATTGTTTGACAGGAACACAAGAAGGTTTAGCAGTTAAGACATACCAGAGTGATAAGTTTAATAATTGGATTAATACAGATTGGATTGATGGTACAGGTGGAGTTAGCGAAGTGACTGCAGTAGATACTACCAAGGGTAGTTTTACAATCGATGCGTTAAGTTTAGCGAATAAGGTATATAAGATGTTGAATAGAATTAATATGAGTGGTGGTTCTTATAATGATTGGATTAATGCAGTGTATAGTCATGATGCAACAAGAAGACAAGAGACGCCGATATATCATGGAAGTTTGATTAAAGAGTTGGCATTTGAAGAAGTTGTAAGTACAGCAGATAGTGAGACAAGTAGTGTTGAGCAGCCGTTAGGAACGTTAGCTGGAAAAGGAAAGTTAACAGGAAAACATAAAGGTGGTAAGATGGTAGTTAAGTGTCATGAACCATGTTATGTAATTGGAATAGCGAGTTTAACGCCAAGAATTGATTATAGTCAAGGGAATAAGTGGGATATGAATTTAGAAACATTAGATGATTTACATAAGCCTGATTTAGACCAAATTGGATTTCAAGATTTGATTACAGATGAGATGGCGTGGTTTGATACGTATATTGATACTACGAATGCAATGAAGAAAGATTACGGTAGTGTTGGTAAAGTACCAGCGTGGTTGAATTATATGACAAATGTAAACAGAACGTTTGGGAATTTTGCGGATTCAAATAAGGAGATGTTTATGACATTGAATAGAAAGTATGAAGCATATGATAGTTTAAATGGAGGAATAGCAGATTTGACGACATATATAGACCCAGCAAAGTATAATCATATATTTGCGGATACGAATTTAGATAGTCAGAATTTTTGGACACAGATAAGTGTAAATAACACGGCTAGAAGAAAGATGAGTGCGAAAGTAATACCTAACCTATAAAAAAAAAAGATAATGGCATACAGAAAGCCTGAATGGGCAAAAAACAGTGGTTTGGAAAGCGTGGAGAGATACGTTGGAGAAACAATAGAGCAAAAAGTAGATAGAGTTGTGAATAATGGAGAACCGATTGAAGATGGTGCGCCGAGAATATATACCGAGAGAAAAGATGGTGTAGGAGCGCAGTATGATATCCGTACGGATAGATGGGAAGTAGCAGTTGATGCTATGGACGCAGTTGCAGGAAGTTATAAAGCGAAGCGTGAACAGAAAGGAATTAGCAAAGAGGACATTGTGAAAGATGAGCCAAAGGCTGATGAGAATCTTGGGAAAGCGAGTGGTGATAGTGAATAGAGCTAT